GGAATCATTTATCTAATATAGTATTATTAACTCCAGATAACATGGAAACACGCCTAGATGTACATATGGATTGGAAGCGAAACGATAACAGAAGAGCTCTAATAGATATGCGTATGGGTGCGTTAACAATGGAAGTTATTTCAGTAGAAAAAGATAATGATAATTTTGGAAAAACTTGGCAACCAAGTAACCAAATATCAGATGAGGCATGTACTGCTAAGCATACAATATTTACTGCGAATGTTGTAGCGGGACTAGGTGCAAGTCAGTTATTTAATGTCTTGCATAATAGGTCGTACTGGCAGTATATTAGGCAGTCGTTGGCACCTCTCTCCTTCGGTAGAGAGTATCCAGTAAATAAAATAACAGAGGTAATAAATAATGGCACTGAAAAAAGTGAAAACAAAACCAGTGTCGATAAATCCAGGCATAATGTTATTGTACGGACCACCCAAGGTCGGCAAGACAACAATGTTAAGCAAGCTTGACAACTGCCTAATTATCGATACAGAAAGTGGAAGTAGCATGATAGAAGGCTATATCCATAGAGTAAAAAATCGGCAAGAACTTATAAACCTCGTTAAAGAAGCTAAAGATGGGCACGATTACAAATACTTTGCTATAGATACTATAGATAAAGTAGTAGACTGGGCTGAGAAAGCTGTATGTCTAGAGTATGAAGTGCCTTCTATAGCTGATTTATCGTTTGGCAAGGGTTATGCCTTAGTAAGAGAGAAGGTGATGAATACAATCCATAATTTAAAAGATTGTGTTGACCACTTAATAGTAATAGGACATAGAAAAGTAGCAAGAGCAATCGTAGACGGAAAAGCAATAGTTGAGCCTGAAAGCTTAGATATTACAGGAAAACTAAAGAACATGATAATGTCAGATTGTGATGCTATAGGATATGTACATAGAGAAGAAGATAAACTAATGATTTCATTCAAAGCAAATGAAGCTGTAGAAGCTGGTAGTAGATGTGAGCATCTAAAAGGCGAAATTATTGAATTTGATTGGAAGAACATATACAAGAAGGAGAAAAAGTAAATGGGCATAATAAGACCAACAAGTAAAGGCAGTAACGAGACAAGTAATTATTATGGTATATGCGATATAGCTATATTAGGGTTCACTGATAAAAGTGAAAACTATGATTGGGCTGATGTATACCTAGAAGTTGACGTCAAACAAAAAGGCAGTGATTACACTAAAACAATACGATTAGCTGGCTCTTTAGATAGAGACCCTGATGGCTCCGTAACAGGTGGCTCAGTACTTAATCGCCTATACCACTTCTTTGATGTGCTAGGTGTGAGTGCAGGAATTAATGCACAAGGTGCTTTTGAAACCGAAGATGGGAAACCCATTGAGGATATAGCTAACTATCTTAGTGATAATCACTCAGTTGGAACGGAAGAACCAACAAGCTTTCCATATCTAGCTTATGTTTATAAAGAAAAACCTAAGCAAACAGGTGGGAAAGTATACACAAGGGTTCACTATAAAATAAACGCTAATTCAGAAGAGGGCAGAAGAAAGCTTACTGATGATGTTAATTGGTTTAAAAGTAAAGGCTTTATAAAAGAAGCTAAGCTGGAAGAGCCAAAGACTACTGTAGAGGAAATGGATGAGATATTCGGTTCTGATGCAATAGGTAATATGTAGTGAACTATATTGAGATAGCAAAAGGGGGCCCGAGAAATCGTGGCTCCCTTATTCTCAAGAAAGACCTATTAAGACATCTAAATAAAAATATACCTTTCTATAGAAGTGTTTATACGTATGATAAAGATGCGTATGAATTTGCTGAAGCTAATGGTGGTTTAAAAAACTACTTTGGCAAGAGAGGTATTGATAATATAATACTAGATATAGATAAAGGAAATAGCTCAAATGAACATACCAGACAAAAAGCAATTGGAATTATTGTCAGACTCGAAGAGTTCGATGTTTCGCAAAATTCTATCCAATGCTATTTTTCAGGTACTGGGTACCATATTGTTGTACCTAATTCTGTATTTGGCTTTACACCTAGTGATAATATACATTACAGTGTTAAGTCAACTATAACGAAAATATTTCCTGAAGCTGATAGTAGTATATTTATGAGAACAGGTATTTACAGGGTAGCACATACTGTAAATAGAAAAACTAACTTATATAAAATACCTATAACAATACAAGAGTTATTTGATACTGATATAGATTTAATTGAGTTAGCTAAAGATGCAAGAATAGGTTATCCTTACTCTGAAAAAGTAGGGAATGCAGAAATGAGTAAGTACATAGTGACAGAAGCTCCAAGAATACAACAATCCAAAAAGACAACAGAACCTATGGATATTGTACCTTGTGTTCAAAAGATGTTAAATATAGGGCCTCAGGAAGGCAATAGAAATCAAACATTAATGAGAATAGCTTCGCATTGTGCAAGGCACGGCATACCATCAGAATATGCTAAAGCCATGATATTGCATTGGAATAATAATAGCTTAAACAAAGATGAAGTCATAGAGAAAACAGAATATGTCTACAATAGAGGCTATAAATATGGATGTCAAGATTCAATAATGCACGAACACTGTCAAACAAGATGTATTTACTTCAAAAGAAAAGACTATCTAGTTGACGTAAAGAATGTAGATGACTTACAAGCAGACTTGGCAAGCAGATTAACAACAGATTTTAGTGGTCGAACTATCAATGTTGGTAAATCTCTTGGAATAAGCGCTGACTGTGAAATATATCCAGGCGAATTAGTTACTATATTTGGGCCAACAGGTTCAGGTAAAACTACATTTGCTCAAAACCTAGCATTAGGAGTTGATTTTAATAATGATAAAATAGACATAGATTCTCAGATTCCATGTTTATATCTATCATTAGAGTTATCAGCATGGTATATGCACAGAAGAAATCTACAAATAGTAAGTGGTTTAGATAAAGAGCAAGTGACAGAAAACTTTGAAGAAGTGTATAATATGCATAAAGAAAAGTTAGGTCACTTAGTAATACAGACAGTTGCTCCAAATCTAGACCAGATACAGCAAAAAGTTAGAGAGCTTCAACCAGCCGTCGTAGTCATTGACTATATTGATTTAATATCAACAAATTCACGGTATATGGGAGAATATGAGCAGATTAAACAAGTTTCTCATTATCTTTCTAATTTAGCAGTTAACATGGATATAATAATAATACAGATAAGCCAGGTGAGTAGAGATTACAGCCGAAACGAGGCATTAGACCTGTATGCAGGTAAAGGTTCAGGAGCAATAGAGAATGCCAGTCGTAAAGTAATTGGGTTAAACGGACAAGCAAATGAAGATACAAAGAAAGTCGGTATGTATAAGAATACTGATGGTGAATTGTTTGACACAGAGCTTGTTTGGCAACCTTCATTTAGATTAAGGAGGACATAATGAAAGAAGGCTCACTAGTATTCATCTTAAGAGATGATAACTGTTTTTTAATTAGATTTTTCCATCTAATTGGATTTGCAGTTGTAAGGCATGACAATGAAGTTGGTATAGGTTATCAACTATCTGTACTAATATGGAAAATAGACATAGGTATTAACTTAACTAAAAGACGAGGTGATTATGTCAAGAGAATCAAAGACGAAACGGGTCCTGAGGCATCTGCTTAGTGGACTTAAGTTGACTCCAATGGAAGCTTATCGAAGCTACCATACAATGAGATTAGGTGCAATAATACACACATTAAGGAATGGATACAAAGGAAAAGCTTATGATATAGTTAACCTTAATCCAAATGGGAAACATGCAGAATACCAAATCGAAAAGAAATAGGAGAAAACAGCAAGTGAATTGGGAGGGGCTTTATATGAAAAAGCTCCTTCCAATACATAAGAATCATTCTAAAAAGATTTACCATAGAATGATGAAGAAATCTTCGACATTAAAATCGTCTTTAAAAAGAAGGAGTAGAGAATATGAAGTCGAATTTAAAGTATCGCTTACAGAGCTTAGACAGTTACTTTATAAATCTTATGGGAGACCGTGCGTATATTGCAATGAGACTTTGGTTGTCAGCAATATGGCTTGTGACCATATCATCCCTCTTAGTATGGGTGGTGGTAGCATTATTAAGAACCTTCACATAGTATGTGGTCGATGTAATACTAGGAAGGGTCCATTGACTCATAAAGATTATGAAGAATTGTTAAAAAGTCTTAGTAAATTACCTGAAGATGTTGTAAAATATGTCCTAAGGAAGTTAGCGAAATCAGAAATGTTTTAAATAATTAGTAAGGTACGACGGGAGCGGTACACGTTAAATAATGAAGCTCCGTATCGGTCAAGATAGTACGGTTCAGGGGTCCTAGGTAATTAACCTCTGCTTTGCTATTAAACCTTACTATAAATTAGGGCAGAGTCAGCCGTCACACTCCTCGTGACACACTCTCTTTACTCTGCCCGAAGATTTGGGAAGTAATGCTAGACTAATGGTAAAGTTAAGTTAACTGATTATATCTAAATTGAACTATTAGAAGAATATCTCGTCGAAAAGATACTTCCCAATTAAATTAGAAAAGTATGTAGCTAGAGCTATGGCAGTCCTGAGAAGTTACACTAAGTTTATTCCAGGAACTTGCATCGTAAATTATTTGCAAGCACTACCATAGAATGAGAAAAAAGCTTTTCTATAGATTAGCAAGTACAGGGTGCATGATAACCACCTTATAAAAGTTAGGAATCCTACTGTGTGAGCACTGGTGGGGCGGTACATAGAGATTTATAGGGTATTCTCCCTTTCATATCTCATCCTTTCTGTCCTTTAAAACCTAACTTTTGTACTTGCTATATATGCTCAGAAGTATTAAATTCTAAGTCCTATGATAGAAACTAGAAATTGTTTTGCATGTGGACAATTAGTATATGTACAAGATTGTCATTATCAATGTAATACCTGCGGGTATGCAGAGAATTGACAAGATATATCTGGGAGGTTCTCTCAGAAAGGTAAAAAGAATGTCGTCAAGGAAAATGAGCCAAGCTCAGAAAACAAAAGCAGAAATAGCAGAAAAAAATCTAAGAAATTACGTACAGAAGAAGTATGGTAAGATAGACCTTGGTTTCGTCAGCGAAGGTGTATCAGAAGCTTGGATAAGGAGGTTCTATGAAACAAATAATATCAAAAGGGTTCGCAAAAAAAGATACTAAAGCTTATAAACCTGACCCAGAAACTGGTAAATGGAGAGGTGCAGATACTAAAAATGGTAGCTTTGCAACTATTAAGCCAGGTTGGGTAGCTGAGTTTAAGGTTAATGGTAAAAAACATACACTAGAACTATGGGCATTTAATGCCAGATGGGGCGTGCAAAGTATGTTTTACAAATTACATAAGGTAAAAGATGAAGAAAATCTCGAAGACACCATGTAAATTAACTCTTGAAGAAGAGTATGCTTTTGAGCATAAACAAAGAATAAAAGCAGAAAACCATGTAAAAGAGGTTTGGGAATACAATTCCGAACTCGAAAAAGAGGTGAATAAGCTACAATCTATTATCAATAGGGGGGAACACCTACCTAAGAAAAAACCCCCCTTAAATCCTCGATTACTATTAGAACGTCGATTAAATAAGATATATAAAGACAGAGAAATAGCAATTAAAAAGATGGAGAAAAATTTAAATGTACACAAAAAGTAAGAAATTTGGCTCTAAAATTAGACCTCAAGGATGTAAATACTGTAAGTCAAAAGAAGTACATTGGGCTGATACAGAATTAGGTTGGGTTTTGTTTGAGAAAAAAACAGGCACTAAACATTGGTGCAATAGAGGTTAGGATGAGTAATAAAGAAGAATTAAGAATCCTTTGGGGATTAGTCAGAAGAATAAATAACACTATATATGGATATAGAAAACCAACAGGGAGACCACGTGGCAAAAACAAAAAAAACCAAAAAAAGCCTAGAAGAAGGCGTTAGAAATATAGAAATCAATTTATCTAATGTGTATATGGAAACTCAAAAGTTAAATACTTTTATGATAGGATTAGAAAATCTTGTTATGTATTTAGCAGAACATTTAGATAAGAAAGAAAGCTTTG